CGAGATCGCCCCGGCTGTTGCCCCCTTGTTAAACGTGTCGATGCCCGCATCGATCGTACCCAAGACGGTCGTGTCGATCTGGATCTTCATCTGCTCCGAAGCGTCATCCGCCCACATCGACAGCAGCTCCATATCCGACTGGAACTTCATCACATCATCGAGCACCAGGTTGAAGTACTTGGCGTAGTCGATGGTCAGCTCGACCGTCGAACCCGACGGACGGTCAACCGTCAGCGCCATATCCAGCTGGTAGTCGTGGATGGTGATGGTCGGCTTGGTGCGGATCTTGACCTTGTCGCCCATGTTCCTGATCTCGCCCTCATAGTCGGTGTTTGAGATGGCGTTCAGAACAGTCGCGGCATAGAACTTCTCGATCAGCTTGCCCGCCCAGATTTCTGGTACGAACACACCACCGGCCGGCGCCCCCGTATAGGCTGGGTTAGCCGCTACACCGGAATACGGTGTACCTTGTGAAATAGCCATCGCGGCCCTCCGAAGTTATGCATTGCGCACGCGCCCTTCGGAGGCCGCATCGAAGATATCCCGTTCTAGCCGCTCGGCTTCATCCTCCCGGCCCCGGTACTTTCCCCGCGTGCGATCTTCGTAGAACGCAGTGATGTCGCGGTTAGTCCAGATGCGCTTCTCGGGAGCGCCGCCACCGGGTGTCGCGCGTGATGCGCGGCCAGGTGCAGCAAAATCCTCCAACCTCGGCGGCTGCCCCGTGTCAACGTAGCCATTAGCTCCGTTGTACGTCTGGGGAGGTGACGAAGGTGGCGGATTGCGGTCGGTGTGCTCTCTCATATACGCTTTGAAGAATCTTCCGGTGCGGTCCGCATCCCCACCAGAATAGGCGTGGTTGAGCATCACATAACGTGACACCCCACTAAACGGATCGATCTCCTGTAGCCATTGAATAAAGTTCGGGTCGTGATTGAGCCGTTGCCAATTTCCATTGGCCAGCTCGGGATCACTATCAAGTTCACGCTCAAGACGGTTTGTCGCCGTCTGCGCCGTCTGTCGGTCCTGCCCGGCGCGCAAGTTCCTGATCTCACCACGCAGCTCATTCAGCTCAGCCTGAACCTCACCGCGCGCCCAGCGACGCGACGCCTCGATCAGCTCGGGCCCATATGCCTGCTGGTCCTCCTCCGACACCGGCGAATACGCTGGCACCGACTCCGGCGCCGGCATCTGTGGTGGCGGCGGTGCCGCCCGCATCGTAGCAATGAGGTTCTCCAGGGACTGGACCTGCGCCCGCATCTGCGGAATTTCACGATCGTATTTGCCCTGCAGTGTCCGGTAACGCTGCTCCCATTCAGCCGGCGGCTGCGCATCCTGCGCCGGCGGTTCCTGGATCGGCGGACGCTCGCTGCCCTCCTGCGGCGGCGTTTCCTGCGGCGCCTCACCACCCTCCGGCTGACCACCTTCCTGCTCGGCAATCTGCTTTTGCAGCTCCTCGGCCTGGCGTGCCCGTCGGCGCACCTGCGGCGGGATCGGCGGTGCGTAAGGATCGACTTCTGTCGTGCGCGGTTCAGCCATTGAACCGCCTCGCATGTTCGAGTGACGGTGTTGGCTTACCCTTGCGCGGCCCGGTCGGCCCCGCCTCGGCGATCTCAATAAAGATGATCAGATCACGCAAGGCGCGCGCATAGCCACAGACATCGGGCGTGCCGGTCTCGACGGCGGCGTTCATAAACTTGCCCATCTGCTCAGTCAGCCCTGCCTTTACCTGCGCCCAGTCACTAGTCGTTCGCAGATTGAGGATCGCCTCGACGGCGGCTGAACCGAGATTGACAATGCTCATCAGAACATCCCACCTCCACCACCATCGAGCCCGGGCAACCCACCCTTGCCGTAGTGGTTGAAGCTATGTGACAGCTGATTCTCGCCGGTGATGTTCGACATCCCGGCGCCGCGCCGGCCGACGATCGACCCGAGACGCTGGACGTGAATCGACTTACCCAGCGGGCGTAGCGCGCCCTTTACCGGCGGCTCCTCGCCCATCATCCCCATCGACCCACCCGACGACAGGTAGACCATCGAGGGCTGCGAAGAACGCGCCATCAGCCGCCCTCCTCCGGCCCGACACCACCGACATAAACATCAGTCGTTGGGCGGATAAAATCCGCCGACATATCGATCGCGGAACCCTTCGGATAGCTCCGATCCGACCCGGTCGGGCCAGTGTCCTCACCATGCGGCGGGCCGCCGCTGATACGGTCAGTTTCGGTATGCACCGAGGTCTGCTTGGTGCCAGGTGAAGCAGCACTCTTTGGGTAAGTGCGACGTTCGACACCGCTGTCAGGGCTCATCAAGGCCATAGAAACCTCCTCACTGCGGAGTTTTGTAGTACTTCGACCTGTCTGGCGGAGAATCGTCAGACAAAGTCGGACTGTAAAAATCGCCAAACAAAGTCTTTGGGTATTCGCGACTGCCAGGGAGAACCACGGTGTTGCCTGGCTCGGCACGCTGAAAGTAATCCTGCAGCGCATCAGGGCCCATCATGTTGGTTGGACCGGGAGTGAACGTCCAATTCTGGCCGTCCTGAGACCAATGCCCGCCAACATAACCATCAGCGCTGCTATACTGTGACTGATCAGAAAACGTCGGGTGGTTTGGCTTCTTGAAAGTATCCGGGTAGTGCCCGTTTGCCGCCGCACCGGCGTCGTTCAAAAACGCGCCGCGCAAATCGTAATCGTAAGTGTCCCCACTCATGTCGCGGTTGTTTTGCGCTGACTGAGCCTGCAGCCATTGCTGATACTGCTGCTCCTGATCAGCCGTCAGGGCAGTGTTGTAGCGATCGCTAAAATCGTTGGGATCGTTCGGATCGGCCATCACTGCGTCACCGTGTTGACCGGTTGCACCATCGGCTGGTCCTGCGGCATCGGTGGCTGGTTGCCCTGCGCCTGCGCCGCCAGATCAGATGTCGACGTGATCGCCGTCGCCGGCATGACCGGAACGGGCATCTGCGACTGCGAAGTCAGCGACGTGTTTGGCATCGCGAAGGGGTCTTGATCGACCGGGGTCAGCGTCACCGGACCCGGCGGCGCAGACTGGGTGAAGGGATCGTGGCCGACCGGGGTGAGCTGGATCGACGAGCCGGCAGGCGCAGCAAAAGGGTCGTGGTCGACCGAGACCAGGTCGTACTGTTTGCCAGGAGTCGTCAGGATCGGTTGATGATACGGGGCACTGGGATCGCGGATCAGTTGCTGATTACCCGGCACAAAACCCGGCATGTCCGGTGGATACTGGTCCCAGTTCTGCCCTTCATATTCTGCCTGAACCTTCCGGGACTGCGTCTCACCGGCAAGATTTTGGTATTTCTGAAATGCGCTATCTTCATCAAGCTCAAGCGGATACTGTGCAGCAGCCGCTTTCGTCGCCTGGTCATACACATCCGCCGGTAATTTAGAACGAAGCCGATTTAGATTTTCTTGAATACTTGGGTCGTTATCGCTGTAAACCAATTTTCTCCGCAGGTAATACATCAAGTAATTAGCATCATCCTGACCCAGCGTCTTAGCAGCTTCAGCTTTCGCAGTGTCTTGGCTTTTCAGCACAGCATCCAACTGGCTGTAATGGCCGGTTGGCAGGAACATTGAATCGCCACCGCCGGGAGCAAACCCCTCAATCTTCTGCACCCCATGCTCCAACTCGTGCAGTAACGTCGATGTCAGTTCCTGCTCGCTACGGCCGGACGCCAACCGGACCTTGTTGGTCGCAGGGTTGTAGTCAGCCATAAGAGAACCCTTGTCCTCCCTGGCAGGCAGCGGTGAAACAGTCGCATCCGCCAGCTTTGGGTAAGCCTGATAAAGAGCAGGATGCTGAAGCACGTCGGGGAGCTTGTACTCCCCGGGACGTAGCGCCAGCGTCTCCGGTGTCCCCGGTCTGGTGTAACCCGAGTCCATCGCACCCGAAGCATGCTTGTAAGGGGCGACGATGACTTTCGGCGGCACTGCCGGTGTGACATCAAAATTACTACGATTGAGCGCAGCCCCCCGATCGGGCAGCACCCACTGCCACGTCCCGTCAGCCCCGCGAAACCACCCGGTCTGATAGAAAATATTCTTGTCGGGCACACCCTGCGACGCCAACTGCTTCGCCGCCGTCACCGGCATCCCCGGCCCAACTTGAGTGGGTGGACCGGCAACAGTAGCTGTCCCCGCCAATGCCGAAGCCCATGTAGGGGTATCATTAGCACCCGCTGAAGCCACCGAAGTCGGCGGAATCAAAACTGTCGGGCTAACCCGCGCCGCACCCTGCTCGCCGCCAAACATGACCGGCTGAAGCGCGGTCCTCGGCTGTGTGGGTATGGAGATGCCGCGCATCTCACTGCACCATCAGGTACTTCCCCTGCCGCCCAGGACGGGGGTCAGGGACATAGTGATTGCCGTCTGGTGCCATGCGGGCACCGGGAAGCGGCGGCTGACCGGACGGTGCCTGCGGCGGCTGCGGCGGCTGCGGTGGCTGCGGTGGCTGCGGGCCTGCCGCTGCGGCAGGCCCGATCTGACCGCCGGCCTGGTTGCGCGCCATCGCCTGCTGCGCCTCCATCGCCAGCTGTGCCGCCTGCTGTGCCTTCTGCTGCTCGGCCTGCTGCTGCACCGTGTCGTCGTCGGGCACGATGTCGTCGGGCAACCCCAGCCCCTTGGCCAAGGCACGCAGCACACGACCCCGGCCGACCTCGCCGACAATCTGCGAGTCGAGCGGGTTCATCGTAATCTGGAGGAACTGCAGCTGCTTCTGCTGCTCGGTCTCTTTTTGCAGCGCCACGACGACGCCATTGACCTCGATCTGCTCGTTACCGGTCAGCAGTCCTGACCGGTCGGTCAGCATGATCATGTCGTAGAGCCGGTCGAGCACACCGCGCAGCACATCGTCATCGATGTTGGCGGCGACCGTTTGTAAGACCTTCTGAGCGTTGCCCATCAGCATCGAAAGACCGGAAGCGGTGCGGCCAGCGCCGCCCTTCAAGCTCTCGCCGGTGATGTAGCGCGGGATCGCCGAGATATCGTCGGCGAGGCCCGTCACCGCCTGGTAGATGCCGATCAGCTCCTGGGCGTTGGACGACGGCTGAAAGAAGGTCACCGGCTCCCGGGTCGAGCCCAACGGGTCCGACAGGATCTTCCAGCGCTTCCAAGGATAGAGATTGTCTTCGTTAGTCGTCGGGTCGAGGAGTTCAGTATTGACGACAACCTGGGGACCGCTAGCGATCGACATATTGTTGACCAATGCTCGGAGCGTCGCATTAGCGACTTCCTGCAGATCTTCAAGGATGTCAGTCAGCCCGTGCCCAGCGACGGTGCCCGGCACCTTCTCAAAACTGGTCAGGTAATAGGGGTGCCGCTGGCGCGGGCTCGGGCTGATCTGGGTCTTGAGCGTGTGCTGCCCGACGACCCAGCTCTCCACCAGGTAATCCCGATCAAGGTCGGGCACCTGTTGTCGCGCAACACCGTTCTCCAGGAGCATCCGCCCCTGGATGTGTCCGTGGTACTCGATGCAGTCAATCAGCTGCGAATAGTTCATAAACGGCGATTCGCGGTTGCGCAGCAGTGCCGCCTCGGTATCCGGCGCGTCGAGCCAGTCTCTGAGGCCATGCGCGTAGTCTTCGAGCGAAGCGAGCACCGCCGCGTTGTTGTAGCCGGGCAGCCCGATCAGCGCGTTGAGGTCGGCCCGGGTTAATTTTTTGCGCTCGATGATCTCGGCGCTTTCCAGCGAGACCGCACCGGGATCCCAGTAGAGGTTAAAGGGGTCAACCCGCTCCCAGAACATCTGCGGGATGTTCTGGATCGACGGTGTGTTGCCCTGCCACTGCAGCTTGGGCACCATCCGAACCGTCGGCCCCTTGATGCAGGCGAAAGGGTAGAGC